ACCAGTAACGACGTCAGAGAAAATTAACTCTCTAACGTTGATCGATGGGATTATAAGGCACCTGTCCCGGGGTGTCCCGGGGAGGGGGACCACTATCCAACTTCCGAAGAAGTTGGAAGCTCATGATTGGCGACCTGTTTTTAAAAGGTATGCCTCTCTCATGGGCTTCGAGGTCCGCGACAGTAAGACTAGGTCTTATGTCGCCCGGAATGATTCGAGTTTCGACGCACTGTACCTTGCTCGTGGCTTCATTGAAGTCATAGCAGATTCAGTGCCGAAATTCTTATCATTTCCGATGGAGGATCAGTTAGTTTTCTATTTGGTTGCAAATTCTTGGCCTAAGGAAAAGTTCGTAAAATACGCGAAGTATGTTACCGCGTATCCTATGGCTAAGTTTTTAAATAATCCATTACCTTCAAAACCCGAAGGATTCCAGGGGAATCCTCTATTTACGGGGAAGGTTAAAAGACTGCTGAAAGCACGTTTGGTGTCCAAGTGCGATAAGAACGCACAGTTGTTCTTTGGAATTCTTCAAGGCGTGAAGAGAGCCGCTGCCCCTGTGACCGAGGATTTCGTTCAGAAATCCCTTGAAGGTCATAGGGAGGCATTGAGTTCTCCGCCTCGAGGAGTTCCTCCAGATGATGACCACCGTTATCGGTACTCGAGAATCTTCAGAGATTTCAAGTATCCGAAGGAGAAGCTTTTCGAAGCAACATCCGCGGCGTCTTTTCAAACGAAAAGATCTGCAGGTGGAGCTCGAGAGTGGATCCGGGAGAGGCTCCCAGAAGGCCTTGTCTCGATGGTGGAAGTTCGTCCGGGGGTCGTGAAGGAAATTCGAGGTAAGGAGGCTCCTGACTTCAACGAAGTTGTTCGTTTAGCTTCGGAGGGGTCTCGAAAGGTTATGGTTTCTGCCGTTTTAGAACCTTTGAAGGTTCGACTTATTACCAAGGGCGATTCGTATCGCTACTGGTGTAGTCGTTTCTATCAAAAGGCTCTGTGGCATCACCTACAATCTTTCCCTCAATTTGCCTTGACTGGCCGACCTTTAGAACAATTGGACCTGGTAAATCTCCTTGACCGAGAAAAGAAACTCGGTCTTGATTTCCCCGAGTGGGTTAGTGGCGATTATTCAGCCGCTACTGACTCGTTAGATATCCGTCACACGAAAGAGGCCTTTGAAGCCGGTCTCGCAAGTGATGGGTCCGGGGGAATGCTCTTGAAGGACGTTCTACGATCAGTCCTCTATGAGCAGGAGGTTCACTACCCAAGTAAGTCAGGTTTAACCCCAATAAAGCAAACCACTGGACAGTTGATGGGAAGTACACTTTCTTTCCCAATCCTGTGTGTGGTTAATTTAACTGCTTATTGGCGGGCCCTTGAAACTTATCTTGGTCGAACGGTAGAGTTCTTCGATCTACCTGTGCTTGTAAACGGCGATGATATTTTATTCAGAGCCGATCAGCGTCTTTATGGTATGTGGCAAAAGGAAATTCATGATGTCGGTTTTGAGCTATCGCTTGGGAAGAACTATATTCATCCAACCTATTTAACTGTTAATTCACAGTTATATTCTTTTAGGTCTGGACAGTTCTCTCATTTAGGATATCTCAATGCGGGACTTCTCACCGGTCAGAGTAAGATTACTGGCCGGACCGGAGCTCGACTTGCTCCTCTTTGGGATTACTATAATGAGGTAGTTCATACAGCTGTGAACCCGTCTAGGGCTCATCAACGCCTTATGCACTACCATCGTAAAACCATTGAGGAACTGTCTACTGCTAGGGTGAAAACCGGGAGGAACCTGAGATTAAAGAAATATCTCAGCGGACATGACGGCACTCTTAAGCGTGGAGAGGAGGTTAAGACTACATTTAATCTTTTCCTTCCTTTCGAGCGAGGTGGTCTAGGCTTTCGGCCCTACCCAGGTCAAGAAGTCAGATTGACGAGTTTCCAAGAAAGATATGCGAGTTACTTGAACGAACTGTATCTCGCAAATCCCGACAAAGTCTCGAAGATTGCTTTGGTTGTTGAAAGAAAACAACACAAGCTTCGGGCTTATCATGAGCCACGATGGATTATCGGTCCTAAGATTGGACCGCAACCGGAACATGTTGTTGAACCACAAGAGAGAGAGTTCTTCACTCCTATCCTTGTTGACGATGTGGAATATCTGGAAAGACCAGAGATGAAGGTAAGATTACCTTACAAACATCTGGACTCTTTCAGAAAGACCACCGTTCCTCGGATGAAGAGAGAGAAGCTTTTCTCCTTCCCATGGAAACTGCTTGAGCTTAGAGTGGACGAGACTAGTGACGATCGAAGACAGTCACATGAGTTCCAAATGTCAGATCTCATTCGCGAGATTCCCAGTCATCAAGACGGGGAGTCCTTTGAATTTCTGGTCAAAGAGAACGCGTTGGTCTCATCCCACTTCCATCCCTCAACTACCGGTGTTCTCACACCAATCCAAGAACTTATGGAATAAGGTAGTTAAATGGTTTAGGGACCAAAACGGTATACTTCCGTACTAAGAGTAGAAAAGAATGTGAGTGTGAACAAGATTTAGTAAATCTCGCCGTCTGCTCGGAATGTCGACAGACTACACGGTCCCACTAGTCCTAATCTTAAGGTTGAAAGTTAGAACAGACAACCCTTAATCTCCCACAGGCGCAGGCGCCGCACTTGATTTATCGTGCAGGCTTGTAAGTCGCAAGGTCGAGAAGGGAATCTGTTACTATACCTATAATAAGTTGGTCTAGTTCCATTTGATGGATAGTCGCTCAGGTCATAGAGGCAGTACCTACACATGACAAAACAACAACAAAAGAAAACTTTAAAGAAGCAGCAAAGGAGCAATCCCGTCTCCTACAACCTGCAACTACCTGGGAATCGACCTCTTGCAAATCAGAGGGTCTTCTCAGGCAAAGACATTATTGTCAATGACTTTTCAGTCTCCGTAACGACCTTCGGCTCTTCTGATTTTCAGATCAACCCAAGACTAGAAGTGAACTTTCCGTCCGCTTCCTTACAGTCTCAGAGGTATGATATGTATCAATTTGAAGAACTGAGGTTTCATTACCACCCCACCACTGCAGTGACAACTACACCTGGTGTAGTCATACTAGCGTGGGAGCCGAACGCGAACCGTGGGCCTCCAGAAACTCTTCCGCAAATCAATGCGTTTGAGCATCACTGTGAAGGTCCATCGTATTCACCAAACATCACCCTAACGGTTCCGAAGAATCGTTTGGGCGGTCCAAGATATTGTCGAGCCGGTCCAACAGGATCCGACTTGAACTTTTATGACACTGGTCGCCTTGTTGTAGCGCACGATAAGTGCAGCACAGCAGCTGGTTACCAGACCGAGGGCTATGTCGAGGTTTACTACAAGATCCGGTACTTCAACTATCATTTAGAAGAAGCGGATCCTTTTCAATCTCGTGCCGCGGAAGTCAGACTAATATCTGCAACTCCATGTACAACCGGAGTCCAACGCAGTGTTGGATTCGATAGTATTGGAGAGGACTTTGGTGGAGTCGATTCACTGGCTCTTAATGTTTCAGGCGACCTCCTATATGTTCCCAAGGGTATGTATCACATTACCTTCTGGGCCACATGTTTGGATTCCGTCTCTGAGACGTTCATTGCAACAGCAGAGATCCATAAGAATTTCTTGGCTCTCAGCCCAGCAATATACGTCACAAACACAAGTGCAGTGGGTGGTTATATAACGGTGAGTGGATCAGGTGTGATCACTCTTGACAATGAAACTAATACTCTAAGTACCAAGATCACCCTCACGGGTGCTGCTGGAACTCTGAGTGTTGTAGGAGCAAGAATGAGCCTTGTGGCTCTTTCTTAAGCTGTTCTTCTTTAACTCATGGGAAGCTAAAGGATAGGAAGGATCTACTAGTAGATGCTCCGAGGATAACAGAGGGTACCATTCAAGATTAAATTCTTATTTTTATTTGATTTTTATTTTAAAGATTGAATTTAAATTTTTATTTGATTTTGTGGTATATGACCGAATCGGTGAAACAATCATAAAAACCTATAAAAATAATACCGAGCCCTGAAAACCTCATCTGCGACTAGTGAAATCCTAATCCGATAGCGAGTTAAAGACTGATCCTCCGGTGGAGTTTGGAACATTGAGGGTGGTGAAGAATGAAG